GTATATGTTGAAATATTTGTCGCGTAATTATCCTTTGATAAATAAGTTTTTGGATAATTTACCAAAACGTATGGATTTTAAAAGTACAACTCCAAAGTTAGGTCGATGGAGTTTAGATCACGATGACAAATCTTTGAAGAAAGTCGATTTAACTAATGAAGATCATTGTGGTGTATGTAATACTATGCGTGAAGATTATTTAGACAAAGAACAAAAGAAAGTAAAAAATTGATTCATTTTATGTTATAATAATAAATAACATAAACTAGTAATAATGAGTGATTGTATAATTTGTGGAGAATCTATAAATAAATCAACACGTGCAAATATTGATTGTTGTTTTTGCGATTTTACTGCGTGTAGAACATGTTGGCAAACGTGGTTTTTGTCTGAGAGTATAACAAAATGTATGTCACCCAATTGTGGTAAAGAATGGACTCGTAAATACCTTTCAGACACGATGACAAAAACATTTATTTCGAAAGATTTAAAGAACCATCGTGAAAATATTTTGTTTGATAAAGAGCGTGCATTATTTCCCGCGACACAATTGATAATTGGTAAAGTAAGAGAAATAGAAACACTACAAAAAGAATATTGGGATCTTGAACGAAGTATTCGTCATATTCGAATAAAACAAAATGAAGTTGCTCTAAGACAAGGAGAATTACGTAGAGAAATAGGACGAGGAGTTCCAAAGGAACGAGCCGAATTTGTAAGAGCTTGTCCAGATGAGAATTGTCAAGGATTTTTAAGTAGTCAGTGGAAGTGTGGAATTTGTGATAAATGGACGTGTCCAGAGTGTCATGAAATAAAAGGATTAGAAAAAGATTGTGAACATACGTGTGATCCAAACAATGTAGAAACAGCAAAACTTCTTGCAAAAGACACAAAGGCTTGTCCAAGTTGTGGTTTTGGAATATATAAGATAGATGGTTGTGATCAAATGTGGTGTACACAGTGTCATGTTGCATTTAGTTTCAGAACAGGTCGTGTAGAACATAATATTCATAATCCCCATTATTATGAATATATGCGTCAAAATGGAGGAATGCCTCGTAATCCATTAGATAATCCTTGTGGACAAGAAGTGAATCATCATATGATAAATTTCATTCGTCAAAAGGTTCGTACAAATGAAGTTCCATATTTGAAATGCATAGAACGTACTTTAGAATGGATCATTCGACATATCATACATATTCGTGAAGTGGAAATTCCCCAATATAATACTAATTATGAATTGGCAAATCAAGATTTGAGAATAGATTTTATGCAAAATAGAATAACAGAAGAAATTTATAAACAGAAAATACAAAGAACTGATAAAAGGTTTGAAAAACGAAGAGAAATATCAAATGTATTTCAATTGATTGTTACATCAAGTACTGATATTATATATAGACTTATGGAAGCAATAAATAATACAAACACGCTGAATAATCCACGTAATAATCCACGTATAATAATAGATATATTGAAAGAAATAGATGTTTTATACGATTATTCGGATAGTGCATTTAAAGACATAGGAAAGACTTATGGAAATATTCCAATTAAAGTAAATGATTATTTTAGAAAAAGTAATTATGAATATGTAATTATCAATTTAAGTAGAGATATTCGTAACTCTAATTTTGAACTAAGACCAGATGAAGTAGATAATATAAATTTAAACGATTATGAAGATTAATAGTAACAATTTATGCACTATCATTTTGAAGTTTTTGTGCAAGTTCTTCATTATATTTTTTTGTTTCTTCTTCAGTTGTAGCTTCACGTTCATCAAAGTCAACAGTTTGTTGTACACCGACCAAATTTCCTTGATCATCCAAAGTTTGTGTAAGAACATTTCCACTTTTTTCAGCCTTTTTGATATTATCCTCAATAGCCTTTCGTTTAGCATCTTTAACACGTTTTTCGAATTCTTCTTTTGCCTTGGATTCGTTTTTCATTTTTTCACTATGTAATTGATTTAATTCATCTTCCATAAATTCTACACGTTGAGTTTTGTATGCATCTGGATCCCAAGGTAGCCATAGACCAACAGGTCCTACTAAGATATCATGATTAGGGTCAGATTCGCGAAGTTTCTTACATTTTAATTCAGCTTCTTCTTGAGTAGGGAATACACCCCTAATTTTCAATCCTCTAACAGAAGTCTCAAAAGTATTTTCTTTTTGAAACTTAGAATTTAAAGTATCTTCGTTTTTGTCTAAGAAGTTTTTGTAATCATCTTCAACACCTTGTTCTCTAAGTTTAGAACCTTCATCTTGTACAAATTCAGTATAATCCGAAATTAATGATTCTACATCTAATCCATATTTGTATGAAATAAAATGAATAAATTCGAAAAACTTATCCATAGATTTTTTGAAATCCCACTGTTTTAGGAATTCTTCAAATAAAAATATTTCTCTTTTCTTTAAAATTTTTTCGGGAGATACAAAAGATAAACAAGCAAATTTTTGTCCAGCAATTGGTTGATCTTCGTCACATAAATCAATATAATTAGGGTTAATTTGACCATTTTCTAATACTTTACGCTCAAATCCAGACATTTTGAATTGTATAAGAAATAGTTACGAAAGTTATTTAAGTTGATTTTTATAGATATTTAATTTGTTTTTGAAGTTTTATAAATATTTATTTTATTTTCATAATATATATTGTAAATGTCTGGATCTTTTGATTTTACTGAGCTTGTAAAGAGAATTATCAAATATCTCGTAGAAGGTATTATTGTTGCTATTGCCGCATACGTAATTCCAAAGAAGTCTTTGAATGTTGAGGAAATCATTGTGATTGCTCTTATGGCTGCTGCTACATTTAGTGTATTGGATGTGTTTATTCCATCCATGGGTGCTGGTGCCAGACAAGGTGCTTCTTTCGCAATTGGTACTGGTGTTGCTGGTGGTCTTCGTATGGCTGGTCCTATGTAAGTAGTCTAAAAATAAATATTTATATATAATTGTATATGAATATTATGAGTTACCATTTATTTTTCTTTACTGTAATTTGTTGACCAGATGTTTTCTTTTTAGATTTAGAAGGATCATATTGTTCTTCATCATCTGAATCCATATTTTTAGAAATATCCCAAAATTCTTTAGAACCTAATTTAAAATTAGGTCTATTTTCAGCTTTATACCAAAAGATTTGATCATTAAGTTTATTAGATTTAGTATTATTATTTATGACTAAACATTCATAATTTTCTGTAGTTTGATCCATAACAGAACAAAAAGATTCAAGTGTAGGAAACATAGATGCATAATTTTCCCAAATACGTTTTCGATTTGTCAAATAAGGCTCTCTTAAAATAAATACATAATCAATATTTGTTCTCAAATTGGGAGGTATACCCAAAGGATATTGCATAGTAATTATAAGCATAACTTTCCAGTGACGTCCATTCATGAATAATAATCTCATTAATTTATCTTTTGCCCATGAATTATCATATAAACAATCATCTAATATACAAAAAGTTCTTGGATCTATAGTACTTCTATTATATGTTTCCTTTTCTTTTTTAATTTGTTTTAAAACCATTTTTTGTCTTCTTAAAACATTTTCAATTAATACAGTATTGTATTCTTCATGTATAAATAATTTAGGAACATGTGCAGAATAAAAACCATTACCGGCTTCTGTACCAGAAATAACAGTTCCAATAGGTACAGATTGATGAAAAAAAAGAAGATCTCTTACTAAAAAAGATTTACCAGTATCTCTTCTTCCTATAAGAATAATAACAGGAGCTTTAGATTCATTTGGATTAAATGTAATAGTTTTCATATCAAACTTTTTTAATTCAAGTGTCATTATTTTTTATATATCTCACATACAAATTATTTAGTAAATATAAACTAACTCCGTTAAAAACAGCATTATAATATATTTTTATGAAATATATGGAAACTCCTAAATTTCAAATAAATTATAACAAAATATCTAATATTGATTTAGAAAAATTAAAAAACCAATATGAAGATAAGAATAGTGTTGGATCATTTCAACCATTCGAAATTGAAAAATTACAAGCATACAACCCGACGTATTCTTTATTTTTTGAAATGACATATAATAATTTCAATTCTATTTCTTTAAATCAAAAATATCAAATAAAAGATTTAAATTGTGTCATTGATCAAGACTCCAAAGAAGATCTCAATATTCCAATATTTATTAAATTTTCACCTTTATTGGATCCTATTAAATATTTGATTGGAAAATATGAAAATATGTCATATAATTTACCTTTATATGATTCACAAAATGAGAAAAATAATGATAATGTTTGTATAAAAAAGATGAATGATTCTAATAATGCATCGTATATAGATAATTTTTTTTATTATTTGAATTCGAAATTGTTACATCAACATAATTTTTCTAATTCTTTAGATTATTATGGTAGTTTTTTAGGAATTCAAAAACATTTCAAATTTAATATTGCTGATGATTTAGATTATTTATTACAATCTGATTATTTTAATGAAACCAATAATGTAAAGTATGTCTTTGATGATTCAGATACTCCTTACATGAATTTCGGTTCTAGATCTAATAAACAAAAATTAGAAATTAGTGAAGATATTGAAATAGAAGATATAGAAGTAATCGAAGTTGACAGTTTAAATATTGAATCTGAATTACAAGATGATATTGGAGAACTTTGTTATGAAAAATCACATAATTCTACTAGATCTGAAAATACATCTAATAATAGTGAAGTAAATGATACAGAATCAGATAGTGATGAATCTAATAGTGATGAATCTAATAGTGATGAATCTAATAGTAATGAATCTAATAGTGATAAAGAAAATGATGATGAAGAAGAAAGTGAAGAAGAGAGTGATGAAGAAAGTGAAGAAGAAGTTATGAATGCATATATTAAAGATTTTCCAACACAAATGATATTTTTGGAATCTTGCCAAGGAACAATAGATAATTTATTTTCAAATAAATTGATTGAAGAAAATGAGATTATATCTGGATTATTTCAAGTTATTATGTCTTTATTAACATATCAAAAAGCATTTCAATTTACACATAATGATCTTCATACAAATAATATTATGTATAAGAAAACTCAAACAAAATATTTATACTATAAATTTAATAAAACCGTTTATCGTGTTCCTACATATGGACGTATTTATAAAATAATAGATTTTGGTCGAGCAATTTACAAATATCAAGGAAATATAATGTGTAGCGATAGTTTTGATAAAACAGGTGATGCGTCTTCACAATATAATTCAGAGCCTTATTTCAATTCATCCAAACCAAGATTGGAACCAAATATGTCATTTGATATTTGTCGTTTAGGATGTTCAATATTCGATTTTGTGTTTGATGATGTACCAGTTATTCCTGAAAAAGAACAAAGTGAAATTCAAAAATTAATATTAGATTGGGTTTGTGATGATAATGGTAAAAATATATTATATAAATCTAATGGAGATGAAAGATATCCTAATTTCAAATTATATAAAATGATTGCTAGAAATGTTCATAAACATACTCCTAAAGATCAATTATTACGACCTATTTTCAAACAATTTATATTAAATTCTCAAGAAGATATATTGGATATGGAAATTGATACACATATTATAGATATCGACGAAATTCCATGTTATATATAAATAATCAATATCATATACTAATTTATATAATATTGAATTTAAAAGTTAGGTGTATCTGTAAAAATTTGAGTAGAATCTAAATTAAGAGACTTGTTTTCAGTTACAACATTCATAAAATCTGTAAAAGAATCATTCATATAAAAATATGAATATGATGCTACTAAAGAACATATAAATACAGCAATAGAATCTCTTACAATATATTTCAAAGGTTTCAATTCTTTTTCAATATATTTCATTTCAACTATTTTTACTAAACAAAACAAAATAGTAGTTAAAATCGCAAACAAAAATAGGTTTTCCATTTTTAATAATAAATCTCCATAATAAAAATGAAGAAATATTACGAATTGTTTAACCAAATGTATCTTCGATTTAATTCAATTCTACAATATCATCTAAAGATACAAAATCATCTGCTTTATTAATATCCATAAAATCTAAATTATCCAACGCAATATCTGTTCCTATTTTGATCCTTTCATCATCATCATCGTCTTCTTCTTCCAATTTTCTTTGTAAATTACGTTCAGTACTTATTGTCTCAAGACGCTCAATAGTTTTAGGTGCAGCTACAGTTTCAACAGTATCGTCTTTTTCTAATACACTATCATAATCATTAAATTCTAAACGTGTAATTACTGGTTCTTCATCTATATTTTTAATTGTTGGAACTACATCTGGTATTTCTTCTGTTTTAACTTCAGGGAATTTATCTAATTCGGATTCTTCTTTCTTAGTTTCGTCTTCTTTATTGGTATCTTCTTTCTTCTCATCTTCTTCTGGTTCATCAGTCTTCTTTTCTTCATCTACTACAACGGGCTCTTCAATATTTTCAATAACTACTTCTTCTTCGTGTTCAACAGATTCATCCATATATGCACGAATGATTTCTTCTGTAGGAATAGATTCACGAATAGATGTTAAAATACATTCTTGAATTATAATTTCTAATTCACGATTATGTTTCTGTACTTGTAATGGACTTATGTTTTTCTCAAACAAATATACATTTGTATATATTTTTCGGGCAACATGAATATAAACCTTGTGTATGAAATTATCTAATTTAGGAATAGATATATCAATCTGTTTTTGTTTATTTCCAACACGAATACAAGTTAATACTTTTAATTGAATTATGTGTACACATGTAATTAAATCTTCTAAATAATTACAACCACTTCTTTCAATTATACGTTTTCGTTCTTCTTCTATAATAATAGCATTCCATTTTGGAACACGAGATAATAAATTTTGAAACGTCATTAAATATTTACCTACTTCATCCGTATCAGTACAAATCTTCCATGCTTCATTAAACATAGATCGAATACCTTCACTTACTAATGGTGTAAAAACAGAAACCAAGCGACTGCACCACTCATTCTTAGCTTCATGTAAATTAGAAATGACAAAATCGTCCATAATATTACATTTTCCTTAGATAATTTGTGTTTGATTACAACGCACTACTGCAAAAATGCGTAGTCAAGAATAGATAATAAAATAAGTTTTTCACAACGATACTCGGATTTAATCTTGTTAAAGTAAATAATTATATTTATTGTTTTTTGACAATCAAAAATTTCGTTATTTTGAAAAAAATCTATAAGATCTAATACAGAATATCCCATTTCATATAATTTAGTAGAAATATCAATAAATAATTTTTGATCATACTTACTTTTCTCTAAATTAAGAACTTCAGATTCTATGAATCTTGAAAATTTATTTTGAAAATCTCTATTATCTAAAGGAAATTTAGAAGCTAAATTCACTTTGTGTAAATTATTTATTGATCCATCTTCATTTGTATATTCTGGTATGTAAATTTCACAAAACCGTGATAATATTGGTTTTAATAATTTATTTTTATTTTGAAGAACTATAAAAAATCGTGTATTATTTGTAAATAATTCTATACAACGTCTTAATGCCGACTGAGCATCATTTGTTAAATAATCTGCGTTTAATAACACAATTGTTTTAAACAATACACCCTTATTATATTGAACTTTAGATTTAGCAAATAGTTTCAACTCTTCACGAATGAATTTGATACCTTTACCATGAGCACAATTCACAATCATTATGTTAGATTTCATTTTAGCTCTATCATTATCATATATTTGTTTCAAAAAATTATGCACAATAGTCTGTTTTCCAGTTCCGGATGCACCGTGGAAAATCAAATTTGGTACTTTCTTAGAAGCGTGAAATGAATCTAATCTATTTTGAACTGATGAATGAATTGGAATCATTATTATAATAATGAATCTTGTATTAATCTATTTATATTTATATACTTAAAAATACAAATATGAATAATACTGAAGAAAATGA